TACCCTTGGCACGAAAGGCAGCTGTCCTCGTCCATACTTTCAAATATTCTAGCTCGCAGAGCTTCGTCTGAAACTGTCTCTGCTCGCTTATATGCTTCACTTCTTAGATAGTAAAGAGTTTTCACTCCTCGCTTCCACGCCATCATGTGAATAGCATGAAGTTCTGCTTTTGATACATTTGCAGGAAAAAAGATATTCAAAGATTGACTTTGGCAAATTTGCTCCTGTCTGTCTCCTGCCATCTCAATTACCCATCTCTGGTCAATTTCTACAGCAGTTTTGAATACATCTTTCGTCCACTCATCCAAAAAGTCTAAGTGTTGAACCGACCCATTATTCGTGATAATACTTTTCCATACTTCGTCGGTATCTTGGCCGAGGTCGCGTAAAATATCCTCAAGATACTCGTTTTTAAGTAGACTAGAACCACTTTTAGTTTTCTGAGTAAAAGCGTTAGCCCTATAAGGCTCAATCGAAGGAGAAGTATTCCCGCAGATAATACTGCTACTGGCGTTAGGAGCAATAGCAAGAAGATGAGCATTCCGCACACCATAACCTTCTCCATCAGGGCATTCGCCTCGCTCTTCAGCAAGTTGTCTGGTAGCACGTACAGCCTCCGATTTAATTCGTGAAAACATTTGCATGTTTCGTCCCTTTGCCATCGCACTCTCAAAAGGAGTGTTATGACGTTGTAGATATGCGTGGAATCCCATCGCACCCAATCCCAAGCTTCGCTCTCTCATAGCACTATAAATAGCACGAGAAAGCTGGTCTGGAGCATTTTGTATAAAATACTCAATTACATTATCTAGCATACGAACAAGGTCAGGAATGAAATCATCATTATCTTTCCACTCATCGTATTCTTCTAGATTTACACTTGATAGACAACACACTGCTGTTCTATCTTTATCTGTTGGAAGCGTAATTTCACTACAAAGATTGGAGTGATGAACACTCAATCCAAGATTTTGTTGAAATTCAGGCAGACCTTCATCAACCGTATCTCCGAACATTATGTAGGGCTCGCCAGTTTCTACACGGTTTTGGATAAGCTTTACCCAAAGTGTTTTGGCAGAAACAGTTTTACGAACTTTACCTGAGTGTGGGTCAATCAAGTCCCACGAATCGTCGAAACCTTCATATCTTGTGGCATCTTCAATTACCTGCATAAATTTATCAGATAAGATGACGCCATGATGAAGATTAACAGACTTTCGGTTAATATCGCCGCCCGTAGGTTTGCGAACATCCAAAAATTCTTCCACTTCTGGATGAGAAATGTCGAGATAGGCTGCATAGCTTCCCCTTCTTGTTACGCCCTGTGAGAATGCCAACATTTCTGCGTCTACGACTTTCAGAAACGGTATCACTCCCGTGCTTTCGGAGCCATTGCTCGTTTTCGAGCCTACACTCCTGACCCCGTTCCAACATCCTCCGACCCCGCCGCCGACTGATGACAAGTAAGCATTTTCTGTATAGTGATTTGTAATACCTTCACGGCTATCATCTACATAGTTCAGAAAACAACTAATAGGCATGCCTCTCTTTGTGCCACCATTCGATAGAATTGGTGTAGAGAACATAAACCATAACTTACTTGCATAGTCATAGAGACGTTGTGCGTGAGCATCATCATCTGCAAAAGCTTTTGCGGCTCTTCCAAATGCTTGTTGTGGAGAGGTTTCTCCGTCTACAAAGTATCTATCTTCCAAAGTCTTGAGACTAAACTCGGACAGATACTTATCTCTGTTATAACTAAGCTGCATTCAATAAACTCCCTATGTCTGATATATTGTCAGACCCTATGGCTTCATCACAGTATGTGATTAAGTCCATTAACTCATAATTCTGAAGTATTTGCTCAGAATTTTCATTCAATGCCTGAATAAATTTGTATTTACTCGATATTGGGGTAGCATCATAGATACTAAAGGCATCCCCATACTCTTTGATAAGTCCCAGTGCGCGCTTCGGTCCAATGCCTGGAATACCAGGCACGTTATCACCTTTATCGCCTGTAAGACACTTTAAAGAAATATATTCTTCGGGAGTTACTTCATAGTGCTCGTCCCAATTTTCCAAAGTTACTTCCTTACGTGTCACATAAGAAAATCTACTAACATTTTCTTGAATTAACAAATCCCAGTCTTTATCACTTGAGATTAGCCATATTTTGCCAAGGTTATACTTTTCTTTATGCTTTACTAAGTGCGCTGCTATATCGTCAGCCTCCACTCCTTTGTAGCGAAAAATAGGATACTTAGCTGTAAGTACTTCAAGGGAGGCTTCAAACTCCTCAAAAAACTCTTCAAACTGAATTTTTTCTTCTTCGGTTTGTTGAGCGATTTTATCTTTTCTATTCTGCTTATACTCTGGGCTAATCCCTCTCCTGTAGGAGGAAGAGCCCCAGTCTGCTGTAATTAGTACCCTGCCACAATTATATGATAGTGCCAAGGATTCTACTGTTCTTTCATACTCATAGCGGAAGTCTGTTCTTCCTTGATGCTTCCATCGAAAAGCTAAATTCAAAGCATCTACTATTAGAGTATAATCATCGGACTTTTCAAATTTTTCATTAAAACTAAAGGCCACTTATGAACTCCACTTTTTCTTTTTCTAACCAGGACTCGGCAAGCGCGACATAACAATCTAACCAAGAAATATACATATACTTTACTTTTGAAGGCTTCACTGCTGTTACTACATAGACCTTAGACCTATCATACTTGAAAAAGAGCAGAGGGTCTTGGTTTCCACCCTCTGCTTGTATCAGCAACTTTTTCCACCATCTAACTAAATTATTAGTCTTTTCTTGTGTAAATATCTTATCTGAGAGAGGAGAATCTGCATAGTTTTTTACTTCTATACAGAATAAGTTTCTTGCGTGAGGCACATACAAGTCTCCTTTCAGATACTCAAGTGCGCCAGAAGCCGGAACTCTCTCAAATTGTAGTTGTGTAAACTCACGAAGCATATCTCTTACTAGATACTCACCTCGTGCTCCTTTCGCTCTTGAATCTACCATAAATTACTTTTCTAATCCGCTTACATTGCCTTTCTTTACCACTTCTACTTTTTCGAGTAGAGGGTGAGTCCAGCCGTGTGATACTACATATGTATTCAAATCTTCACTTAATAGAACTTCTACGAGCTTTTCTCTACCACTGTCATCGAGCACATTGATTACTTCGTCAAGAAACAGAATATTGATACGCGACTTGGAAATACTACTCATAAGTTTACGAATAGCAATCAAAGTAGCTGTATTCACTCTTGCTAGCTCTCCAGAAGAAAGGGCAAGAATGTCTACTATGTTCTCGTTGTCTGTAATCTGCACATTCAACTTATCATTTGATACGATAAACTCTAAAGTAAATCTACCGTCAGATAGTTCTGCCAGATAAGTATTTGCTAACTCTTCAAGTTCTTTTACAAGATTTTCTATTTTATAAGCAAGCAGTCCATTAGTGCTAAATGCTTTTTTCAGAACATCAAGACTCGAATCTAAGTCTTGTCTTTCATTTAATAAATCTTGTGCTTGGTTTAATTTCTCAATAAAACCGTCTGTTTGAGCTTCAATTATTTCGATTCGCGTATTTTCTTTCGTTCTGCGCTCGTTCTCGGTCGCAACACGAGATAACTCTCTTTTCGCCTCTTGTAATTGTGCTTTAACACTGTCCAACCTAGTTTGAAGCTCTCCTTCATCCAAAATATCTGTTGGTAGAGTAGAATCAACCGACCTATACAAATCTTCCCAATCCTTTTGAAGCTTTTGCTTGTAGGCGAAGTCAAGATTATTTTTCTTGATTCTATCAATCTCTTTAGTATTTTCATTCTTCTTAACCTCCAAATAAGAAAGAAAATCTAGTTGTGTATTTACTAAATCTTCTTTGAACTCTTGTTCAATATCTTGTTCGCAGGTAGGACACTTATCACCGAGTTTATTCATTTTGAGCAATAATTTTTCTGCTCCTTGTTTATCGGCTTCTATTTGTCCTAACTCTGATTGGAAGCTATCATAAGATATTTTCTCTGATGCAATGATAGAGTCTAATTTACTTAAATCTAGGGCATCTAGCATTGCTTTATACTGATTATTTTTCAGAATTTTTTTGTTATTTTCGGAAATATTTTGAATTTCAATCGAGAGAGAACGGAATTCTTTCTCTTCTTCATCCGTATTTATTTCTAAATTTAACATGGGTAGTATATCACTACCTTCCAACTTATTACTTGATAACCATCTTTCAATCGTGGCTATTTCAGAAGTCACTTCTACAATTTTACTTGAAGATTCTCGTGATGCTTCCTTAAAAACTTCAAAAAGATTTACATACTCTTCTAAGTGCAACAAATCTATCAGAAACTTTTTTCGATTTGTGTCTGTTGCGGTTAGAAACTGTAAACTTGCATTTGTGCTTTGGTAAACAAGCTGAGAGAAAGTCTTAAAGTCAATACCAATTATTTCTTGGAGTGTCTTGTAAGTATTAGTAGCTGTATGGCTGGAGATGTCCTCTCCGTCTTTTACTAGCTTTACTTTTATACTGGTCTTTCTATCAACTGTTACTTCATAAAGGCTTCCATCTTTGTCAAAGGACAAATAAATCTTATAGCCACTATTCATATACCTGTTAGGTATATCGGCTTTCTTGATTCCTTTTGAGTTTTTGTTGTATAATACTTCTTCAATAATTAACGGTATGGACGACTTGCCCATACCGTTAGTACCAATTATCTGAGTTACAGTGTTGTCGTCTAAATCAATTTCGTTGTCAGCACCGTAACTAAAACAGTTATCCCACTTGAGCTTTTTGAGCGTAATCATTGTACGTTCCTAAAATAGTTGCTATCTTTTCTTCTGGGATTTCCAATATGTAAGTTAAATACTCTACTAATTCTTCTTCAATGGTCATATCTTTATCAATAACCAAAGTAGCTTCTGTATTTCTTTTTACTACTTTTTTATCCAAAAGCTCCGAGTTCTCTACTGAGGCCAATTCTTGTATGTCACCCTCTATTTCATAGATTGTGTGGTCATACTCTGTGGGTACCATATCTTCTGGATTTGTTACAGTCTTTCTTATCAACTGCGGTAATTCAAAAGGTTCCCACAACCAATTCCAGTCAGTTTCATTGATAAGAAGGTAGCCAGTTTGTACTCTTTTTCTATGAAAAGAAGTAGTCATAGGACTGCCTGGATATACAATGTTTCTCTGTGTGTTGCTGTGAGCATGTAAATCACCCGCAAATACAACAGGAAAATCATCAAATCTATTCAAATCAACTTCTGGTTTTACATGAGGAGGTATTTCACCTCGAACATGAGTAAAAAGAGGCTGCTTAGTATCAAAATGCTCAATACTACCCTTTCTGTGTAGGTCAGCATATGGTAATACTCCAAAGCCTAAATCTTCATCTACATACGAAATATCTACTACGTTCACTAAAGGGTTAATATCCCTACTTACTCTTTTGAGTTGTGAAAAGAAAGTACGATTCTTTCGTGTAGCTTCATGATTGCCGTCATAAATAAGAGTTGGCTTCTTTACTTCCCGAATGAATGAGAAGTAAAGCTCCAATTCTTCCATACTAGGCAAACGGTCGAATAAATCTCCTCCGATAATGTGCATATCGCATTCTTTGCAGATACTATGTATCTGCTCAAAGAACATATTGTATCTATTCAAAGCCCAATCAACTGGGACATTTTTCTGTCCCAGTTTGATGTGCCAGTCTGCCGTAAATAATATCACGATACGTTGAACTCGTCTTCAATGCTTTCGTCAATCTCTTCTGCGCCGTTACCATTGTCATGGATTTTGTCTAACAGCTCTTTTTGAGCGTCTGGTGTAGGACGAGGCATAACTTCATCCATAGACTTCAAACCCCTTACAAGCTCAAGCTCGTCATCATTCAAAGCACGAGGCTTGCACTTCAGAGCTTGAAGTTGATACTCTACATTGTAAGGCAGAGGGCCAGTCTT